CGTGACCGGATATCCGTCCAAGAAATAGTCCCCTACAATTATCCGATACCCTCTCACCACTGAGGTTGCTACTTATTGTGTTTTGCAGAAGTTAGTACGCTTAAGTAGTATCAAGGACTCCCCAATAAATTATTTTTCATATAAAGGGAGAATGGCAAAGTTTTTTAGTTTAACATGGTCAGACTCGAATTGCCCTCATTCGGAGTCGTGTACTTGTAACCTCATAGCGGAAGGTATCCATCCGCTAACCCAGGGATTGCGATATGAAAGTAAGTCGAGAGGTAAGGAGTCACAGATAGCAGAAGTAGGTTCCTTTGTTAATGCAAATCTATCGCTGAATGATCAGAAGCAGTGGGTTCGCATAACTCGTGATCCAGAGCAGGACTATTTACGCCTTCGTGTGCCTGTGGATTCATCTGTGAAAATCTTACCGAGTGCGCCGATAAATGAGACGTTCAATTGGTCCTATCCAGTCCATTTAGGCTCGCTCAGCTACAAAGTTCATCATGCAGTGAAGAAGGCAGATATACGATACCTTAGGAAGAGATTTCCAGTTATGTCTCTGACGTGGGGTGAGTGTGAGCGTTGGATATGGTCAGAGCATGATCCCAATGATGTAGTTCCACTCCAATGGATGATACTTAGGCAGTGGTCGACGTGGCGTTTCGCCTTTGGTACGTATAAAGGTCGTTTGCCAGTTGTTGCTGCAATGGAAGAACTGTATCCTATGAAGGCGGCAAATGCTCGTTTGCAGCTGTGTCGTAAGCCTCCACCTCCTCAGATGAAGGAGGCTTTAGAGCATTGTTCAGAGGCTCTGAATATCATGTACCAGAAGATGAAGGTTAAACCTCAAGGCAATGTTCCTGCCATATTGTCCTTTGCAGAGCTTCGTGGTATGTACCTGGGGTCCTCAAATGGGATTAATCAAGCACCGCATTATAGTATTCCTGTACCAAAGTGCTCGAGTGTGCATGTTAGCGGTCGTGGAAAGAAAATTGATACATTTGAGTCGGACCTGATAGCAATATTAGACTTCATTAGGACGGGAAAGGAACCGCCCGTTTGGTGGAATGTGACAGATAAGAATGAGAACTTTTTTTCCTTCGTGAAGCAGATGTCAGATGAAGAGTATTCAAAGTGGAGAGGGAAGTTGCGTGTTTTTATAATTCCTTCCTCAATCTATGTGCTAGTAGAAAAACTCACATCCCACTATCGGATGCTCAAAGAACGAGGCTGGATGATACAGATTGGCCATAGGTGGTGTCATGGCGGTTCAGACCGACTAGCTCAGTGTCTGGGAATAGACCTCGCGACCTGCTTTGAGAAGTGGTGCTGGGAGGGAGACGTTAGTAATTTTGACCAGAGTGTATTGGAATTCTTTATCAATTTGTACTCAGGATTCGATACAGCCTATTTTGATCCAAAGTCCCCGGATTTTCCGATCTTCGAGATGTTTAGCAAGTGGTTAACAAAACATTTGATCATGAGGGTTACCCACTTGTTCGGAGATATTTGGGCTATCATTAAAGGCGGTGTCCCCTCTGGGATCTATCGTACCAGTCATATGGATTCGTGGATAATGGGATTGTACTACTTCTTGTTCTGTGTCTGGTCGATGCATAATGCACCGGCAGAGCATCGAGAGAGATTAGAGGAGCTATTACATGATGTTGTACGCTTCATTGTTTACGGAGATGATCACAATGGTAATCCTGGTGGTGATCCTCTAGCCCAGCAGTACTTTGGAGGCGTCCCGTTTGCAAAATTCATGAATGATTACTTTTCCGTGGTAGTTCGAGATCTGAAAACGCAAGTCCCTTTTTGCTCTAAGACATACCATGGCTGGCTCACTGACACTGGTCTAACATTTCTGAAACATCAGCATATTATAAACCCCTTAAAGGAGTCCGGAGATCCGTGTTATAAGGATCAGGCGACATTCCTCCCTTTTCGTGAAAGTAGGGAGTTTATAGTTCGTGCAATGTGGGGTCGAGAAACACGTCAGCGTGATGAGCTTGATGTAATAATGTCGTGTGTTGGACATGCTTATGGGACATACGGTTCAAACAAGGATGCTTATGACCGTTTGTCCTTGATCTATGAAGAGCTGCTTTGGACCTGTGAAGTCGCTCCGGGCCAAATTATGTCTGATATAGTTAAGCGTATGTCTGTGAATGATATGAAAAAGTTACGTCAGATGGGGATAACATCAGATCAATTATTGGCTGGCTTTCCAACATGGGAAACAATTACTTCTAAAAATACTATGGATTGGTTGTATCAGGATATTACGAATCGCCCAATTGAAGATGACTCGTGGGATAGTGCGGATTGGGAATTGGCGATGAACTAGGCGTTTGCCTTGAAAAAGAAAGAAAGAAAGATTGCCTGGGCAGAAAAATACGAACATGCCCTACTAACTGGGGGTAG